GTTAGCCCACCCTGCAAAATTCGGTTTTCTGGCTGATGGCGCGATGGTCTTCACCATGTCAAACATCCATTCTGCGGCGGTCAGGTCTTCTGCTGTCCCCCACTTGCTGCCGCTCTGAATTGCAGCATCCGGTTTCACCACAGAAAGGTCGTTTTCTGGCTGGTCAGAGGATTCGCCAGAATTCTCTGACGAATAATCTTTTCTTTTTTCTTTTGTAATAGTGTCTTTTGTGTCCCCCTGTTTTGAGGGATAGCAATCCCCCAATTTGAGGGATGTTTTATCCCTCGTTTTAGGGGATTTTCCCTCGTTTTGAGGGATACACCATTCTGAGATGTTTTTATTTGGTCCAAACATGCCGCCTTGCTGCTTGATAATATTCATTCTGACGAGTTCTAACTTGGCTTCATTGCACCGTTTGACGGGTAACTTTGTAATCTCGCTAAGTTGAGAATCGGTGATTCTGTCCATTGGTTTATTCCATCCATAGGTTTTACGCAGAATGGCAAGCAGCACTTTAAACTGTCGCTTGGTCAGATCTGCGCCTGAATAAGCCTCAAGCAGCATATTTGATAGTCTGGCGTAACCATCATCGAGATCTGCCACATTACGCTCCTGTTTGGCAAAGTTACCTCTGCAGAAGTTGAGTATTTTTGCTGTATTTGTCATAATGACTCCTGTGGATTGATCCAGTAATGACCTCAGAATTCCATCTGGATTTGTTCAGAACGCTCGGTTGCCGCCGGGCGTTTTTTATTGGTGAGTCCATCAAGCGCATACTTAAAAGCCCTGCTAATCGGACTGATGTCTGATGCCATTCCGAAAGCACACAAGACCGAAGCAATAAATCTCCAGTCCGTTCTGCTTATCTTCGATTCATGACAGCCAATCATCTTTGCCAGACCGCGCTGGGTAATAGCTGACAGATTGATAAGTAAATCTGTTTCTGCGCGATCAACGTCACGCTGTGATAGTTTGCTGTAACTTGTTCTTTCCATTTCTTAAGATTTCCAATAGTGAATAGTTAGTTGAAAGGTATGCGTGGAAACGCATATGGCCTTAGTTGGTCAGATATCTTGGAACTCGCTTTTCAGCGACGTAGGACGAATGTCCGTTGTTACAAAGAGCGGATCCGCTTATTAAGCGGCTTTGTGTTCCGGCGGGAACACGTCATCAAGACTGACTTTTGCGCCTAACTTGTTTAGGCACGCAACAAGAGCACGGCATGTTTTAAGGTCTGGGAAGCGACGACCAGATTCCCAATGTCCGATAGCTCCCTGTGTGCATCCAACTGCCTTAGCAAGTGTTGTTTGAGAGATATTCAGTGACTCTCGATATTTTCGTAGGTTGCTCATATGCCCTCCATAGTAAACACGAATAAAAAAATACAATATGTACTTTGCGAATACAAGTAAAAATACACATTGTGCATGGATGGTTCCAGTACAGAGCGTAATAATAAGGACATGAAAATGAAATGGTATGAACTGGCTAGATCCAGAATGAAAGAGCTCGGCATAACTCAAGAGAAGTTAGCCGAAGAGCTAGGTATGACGCAGGGTGGGATTGGACACTGGTTGCGCGGATCTCGTCATCCATCTCTTAGTGATATTGGTGTGGTGTTTAAATACCTTGGTATTGATAACATATCATTCAACCACGACGGGACATTTTCACCTGTTGGCGAATACTCATCGGCCCCAGTTAAAAAACAATATGAGTACCCTGTTTTTTCTCATGTTCAGGCTGGGATGTTCTCTCCAGAACTCAGAACCTTTACCAAAGGCGATGCGGAGAGATTGGTAAGCACAACCAAAAAAGCCAGTGACTCTGCATTCTGGCTTGAGGTTGAAGGTAACTCAATGACCGCACCAACAGGTTCCAAACCCAGCTTTCCTGACGGGATGTTAATTCTGGTTGACCCTGAGCAAGCTGTTGAGCCCGGCGATTTCTGCATAGCCAGACTTGGTGGTGATGAATTTACCTTCAAGAAACTGATCAGGGATAGCGGTCAGGTGTTTCTACAGCCACTAAACCCACAATACCCAATGATCCCATGCAATGAGAGTTGTTCCGTTGTGGGGAAAGTTATCGCCAGCCAATGGCCTGAAGAGACGTTTGGGTGATGAAACCACTTTTATCTACAATTTACAGGGCGGTAAACATTGGCAAAAATAGATGATTATCAGCCAAGCCAAGTAGAAGTTGATAAAGTACTTTATTGTAAAAAAATAGTTAACTTTTCTGGCGTTAAATGGAAACAGAAACCAAGTCGCTCTGATATGTGGCTACAAGCCCATATCATCCCCTTGGATGAGGATTGTATACCTATACAAGGGCTAAAGTTTGAACTGAAATGGAAACCAGATCAGGATTCAGAACCTGATGACCCGATTTCTTACCCTAAAATAAATATTATTGCTTTCTATCATAACAAGAGGGTTTTCGCGGTAGATACCTATCACTTTGACAAACACACGAATAGTTACAAGGTCGATCATCCGAAGTACCAAGATATCATTTACGGTGCTCACTACCATGTATACTATGAAGAAGCTGGATACTATAGTGATAGAATAGCGTTTCCAATCGAAGATGACATAAACCCAGATGACCTGGTAGGGTATTGGAATTACTTCTGTAAACATCTGAACATAACTTACTCTGGGAGAATACCTTTACCGCTTGAAGATGAGTCGGGGCAAATGGGGTTTGGAATATGATGTGCTCAACAGTGATCTCACAACTAGGTTTCGAATGCCATCCAATAGGCAAGACCTTGAGAATTATCAGTCCATTCACTTACTGTGATGATGGAGAGCATGTCGGTGCCTTTATCCGTGAAGTCAATGGTAGGTATTTAGTTAGTGACAGATGCGATGCCTTAATGAATATGGAGGCAAGAGGGATCTCGCTTACCAAAAAACGACTTGATGAGATACGACAATTACTGCTTAAAGAAGGCGCAGAACTCAATGCTCGAGGAGAAATCATTGCTTGGGCAACAGAAAAGGATGTCGGTGCGATTACATCGAACATAATTAGAGCTGGTATACTCGCATCAACTTTGTCGTTAGACTGGTATCAGCCAGTTCAAGCTGAAAAGTTTGAAAGTATGGTTATTGATTATCTATATCACACAGAGCTTAGAGACGCACTTTCTCTTCGTGAAAACGTATATGGCTTGAGTGGACATCAAATTACCGTCCCTGTAACAATAAAAACCGACATACCTAAATACGTTTTTACATCAAGCGTGAAACACGGAGGAAGCTGGAATAGTGCTTACTCATTGCTTGGGAAACTAATTGATCTTAAAGCTTCAAGTGAGGAGTATAACAACAGATTTGTTGTTATAGACAGCGAAGCAATTGGTGATCAAATGCAACAACTCTCCTTACTCTTCCATGAATCAAGCCAAGTTCTACCATTCTCCAAAAGAGAGACTTGGGTTAAGAGACTTGCAGCATAATACACCCCGGCCTCAGCGCCGGGTTTTCTTTGCCTCACGTTCGCCCACCTAAAAACACATAACCAATTATATTTATTGAAAAATAAATAGATGCAACCCACTAAACCACGCAATTCTGATCTCTCCTTACATCGCCGAGGCAATACATCCACGCTAAAAAACAACACTATTAAATACAAAGCGTTATAAAAAACCACGCCAACTTACAACAAATTGTATTGATCTTGTAAAGTACATATCGTACTATTTAACCGTCAGCAGGACGCTGGAAGCCAAATGGAACAGACTGGCAGGCTCTTTAAACAACGTCGACTCTCGACTACGTGGCTGAAAAGCCAGATCACCCAACCACATAAGCTGTGGGATGCAATGCCGAAGCAACCGTCTCAGGAGGAGCTTCGAGATTGCATCGCCAAAGTTTATTCGGGAGGAATCCATGTCCAGAAAAACAGAATTTAAAGGCACCGCAGCTTCTCGCCGTAGAGCTCGTCGCGCAAATCTGCAAAGTCAGGAGGCGATCAGCTCCGACAAGCTACACAGGCCAACCCCTTCACGAGTGGTCTTGCAATGCAAGCTCAAACCAGCAATGAGAGCAGAAGTGATAACTCTGACAACGTTGACCAGAAAATATGAAGGTTCAACTTGTCTTCCGAACGTAGCTCTTTACGCGGCAGGCTACCGGAAATCAAAACAACTGACGGCGAGATGATAAATTCATTTGCTAATTACTTGTTTTTGCCATGCTTATCCTGAGCGATAAGTTCATCCATAAGGCTGTCTGCCTTCCCGGCAAACCTAATGTAGCACTCATGTCTATAGCTTTCAGGGATAACGAAACGGTCGGTATCAGGATATCCAACAGCAGGAGGCCTTCGAACGAGGAGTCCTTTTTTGAGCAATGAAATTGATTCATGAGCGCCCTTTTCCGTTTGTAGCTGGTTATTAGCGGCTACAGCGAATGCCAAATACGCTCTTTCTCCAAGAGTTAACGAATCAAACAAATCTTGCACATATTTTTCTTCTTTAGATTTGCGCTTCTGAGCAGCGAATACCTCAATTCTTTCAGTCACAGCGTGATAAGCGGAATTAACAACGCCGTTAAGCACATAGCTAACGCAAAACAACAGGATGTAATACATCCAGTAATGAGGAAGGATTTCTGGATTATGCAGGTTTATCCATTCTTTTACGCTTACCGGCATAACAATAATCAATATGATCAGGATGATTAGCATATGAATCAACTGTTTAAGTGTCATTCCTTGCAGGAAAAAATGCATTAGTTCCTGCCACCATGAGTTGTTCATCGGCGTTTCTCTTTTGCTCTCTGTAGGGGTGAATAGAGTTTATCCGATTTCTCGTTGTAGGGGTACACGAGAACCACCGAGCCTGATGTGGTTAAAAGACAGGCACAATCTTTACTACCGCAATCCACTATTTAAGGTGATATATGGAAGAAGAATTTGAAGAGTTCGAAGAGCATCCTCAAGATGTGATGGAACAATACCAGGACTATCCGTATGACTACGACTATTGATACAAATCAATGGTGTGGACAATTCAAACGATGCAATGGATGCAAGCTGCAATCGGAATGCATGGTTAAGCCTGAAGAAATGTTTCCTGTAATGGAAGATGGGAAATATGTCGATAAATGGGCAATACGAACGACGGCAATGATTGCCAGAGAACTTGGTAAACAGAACAACAAAGCTGCCTGATAGTGGCCTTTATTTTTGGCATAAATAACAGAATAAACACTGCACTGTGTATTCATTCCAACGAGTGAATACACGGAGCAATGTCGCTCGTAACTAAACAGGAGCCGACTTGTTCTGATTATTGGAAATCTTCTTTGCCCTCCAGTGTGAGGGCGATTTTTTATCTATGAGGATATGAATAGATGTCAAACATCAAAAAATACATCATTGATTACGACTGGAAAGCATCAATAGAAATTGAAATTGACCATGACGTAATGACAGAGGAAAAACTTCACCAGATTAATAATTTCTGGTCAGACTCTGAATACCGACTCAATAAACACGGCTCTGTATTAAATGCTGTATTAATCATGCTGGCGCAACATGCTCTGCTTATAGCAATTTCAAGCGACTTAAATGCATATGGTGTTGTGTGTGAGTTCGACTGGAATGATGGAAATGGTCAGGAAGGATGGCCTCCAATGGATGGTAGTGAAGGAATAAGAATTACCGATATCGATACATCAGGAATATTTGATTCAGATGATATGACTATCAAGGCCGCCTGAGCGCGGCGTTACCGCATACCAATTACGCTTCACTCGAGGCGTTTTTCGTTATGTATAAATAAGGAGCACACCATGCAATATGCCATTGCAGGGTGGCCTGTTGCTGGCTGCCCTTCCGAATCTTTACTTGAACGAATCACCCGTAAATTACGTGACGGATGGAAACGCCTTATCGACATACTTAATCAGCCAGGAGTCCCAAAAAATGGATCAAACAATTATGGCTATCCAGACTAAATTCACTATCGCCACTTTTATTGGCGATGAAAAGATGTTTCGTGAGGCCGTCGACGCTTATAAAAAATGGATATTAATACTGAAACTGAGATCAAGCAAAAGCATTCACTAGCCCCCTTTCCTGTTTTCCTAATCAGCCTGGCATTTCGCGGGCGATATTTTCACAGCCATTTTCAGGAGTTCAGCCATGAACGCTTATTACATTCAGGATCGTCTTGAGGCTCAGAGCTGGGCGCGTCACTACCAGCAGATCGCCCGTGAAGAGAAAGAGGCAGAACTGGCAGACGACATGGAAAAAGGCCTGCCCCAGCACCTGTTTGAATCGCTATGCATCGATCATTTACAACGCCACGGGGCCAGCAAAAAAGCCATTACCCGTGCGTTTGATGACGATGTTGAGTTTCAGGAGCGCATAGCAGAACACATCCGGTACATAGTTGAAACCATTGCTCACCATCAGGCTGATATTGATTCAGAGGTATAAAACGGATGAGTACAGCACTCGCAACGCTGGCAGGGAAGCTGGCTGAACGTGTCGGCATGGATTCTGTCGACCCACAGGAACTGATCACCACTCTTCGCCAGACGGCATTTAAAGGTGATGCCAGCGATGCGCAGTTCATCGCATTGTTGATCGTCGCCAACCAGTACGGCCTTAATCCGTGGACGAAAGAAATTTACGCCTTCCCTGATAAGCAGAACGGCATTGTTCCGGTGGTGGGCGTTGATGGCTGGTCCCGCATCATCAATGAAAACCAGCAGTTTGATGGTATGGACTTTGAGCAGGACAATGAATCATGTACATGCCGGATTTACCGCAAAGACCGCAATCATCCGATCTGCGTTACCGAGTGGATGGATGAATGCCGCCGCGAACCATTCAAAACCCGCGAAGGCAGAGAAATCACGGGGCCGTGGCAGTCGCATCCCAAACGGATGTTACGGCATAAAGCCATGATTCAGTGTGCCCGTCTGGCCTTCGGATTTGCTGGTATCTATGACAAGGATGAAGCCGAGCGCATTGTCGAAAATACCGCATACACTGCAGAACGTCAGCCGGAACGCGACATCACTCCGGTTAACGATGAAACCATGCAGGAGATTAACACTCTGCTGATTGCCCTGGATAAAACATGGGATGACGACTTATTGCCGCTCTGTTCCCAGATATTTCGCCGCGACATTCGCGCATCGTCAGAACTGACACAGGCCGAAGCAGTGAAAGCTCTTGGATTCCTGAAACAGAAAGCCTCTGAGCAGAAGGTGGCTGCATGACACCGGACATTATCCTGCAGCGTACCGGGATCGACGTGAGAGCTGTCGAACAGGGAGATGATGCGTGGAACAAATTACGACTCGGCGTCATCACGGCTTCAGAAGTTCACAATGTGATAGCAAAACCCCGCTCCGGTAAAAAGTGGCCTGACATGAAAATGTCCTACTTTCACACCCTGCTGGCTGAGATTTGCACCGGTGTGGCTCCGGAAGTTAACGCTAAGGCGCTGGCCTGGGGAAAACAGTACGAGAATGACGCCAGAGCCCTGTTTGAGTTTACTTCCGGCGTGAATGTTACTGAATCCCCGATCATCTATCGCGACGAAAGTATGCGCACCGCCTGCTCTCCCGATGGTTTATGCAGTGACGGCAACGGCCTTGAGCTGAAATGCCCGTTTACCTCCCGGGATTTCATGAAGTTCCGGCTCGGTGGTTTCGAGGCCATAAAGTCGGCTTACATGGCCCAGGTGCAGTACAGCATGTGGGTGACGCGAAAAGATGCCTGGTACTTTGCCAACTATGACCCGCGCATGAAGCGTGAAGGCCTGCATTATGTCGTGATTGAGCGGAATGAAAAGTACATGGCGAGTTTTGACGAGATGGTGCCGGAGTTCATCGAAAAAATGGACGAGGCACTGGCTGAAATTGGTTTTGTATTTGGGGAGCAATGGCGATGA